TTTATCTTCCACGCGGTTCTGGAGGAAAAGAGATCGTACCCCCTGCATATCCGCCGCCGCTGCGGCGTACACTTCGCAGTCCAGGTAATGGTTGGCCGCATGGGACGCCTTTGGCACCCACTTCTGGACCTCTTTGCCCCCGCTCCGCTCGGTGATCTTATGCTCCGCCGTGACCTGCTCCGCATAGTCCAGATCACAGCCCTGGTACACCATCCAGGATCCGGTCCCGTTTGGTTTCCTCATGCGGCTGGCGATCATGTCCTTGTATTTTCCGCCGTCCACCAGCACCAGGGTCATGCCATAGGCCCGGCTGCCGGCTTTATTGACGGTGGAAAGTCTGTAATGGGACAGCTGGGTGGGGACGCCCTTGCAGGGCAGCACCCAGTCGGTGTTCATGGCGCAAAAATCATAAACTTCATCGGTCTGGTCGCCGCTGTCCATCAGGGCCAGGTTGACCATGACCTTTTCGCCGTTTGGCATGGAAAATTCGCGGTTCATAATCAATTCCACTTCGTTCATGGAAAGGGCCTGGCCGTGGGCAATGTTCTGGCTGGTCATAAAATCGCCCCAGGCTCGGATCGTCCAGTACAGGCAATTTTCCTGTACGTCGATCCCGGCGGTCACCAGCTTGGTCCATTCCGGCAGCGCCCATTCCGGCACGTCTGTCTGGCGCTCCATGACCATTTCGGCGTTGGTTTTCAGCTTGGTGTCCTCCCAGGGTTCCGCCAGCCAGCTGTTGACGAAATTGTGGAACAGGTCCGGGTCGTCCTTGCTTTTCATAAACTCCCTGGCGATCTCCGAAAACCTGGTAAACGGGGAGTACAGGGTGTTCATCCAAAAGGCCACGCTTTTGGCGTGTTTGGTCTTTTGCCTGACGGGTTGCCACCGCCCGGCCTGCAGCATTTTGCCCTTGTCCTGATCGGTGATCACTCCGCCGCATTTCTGGCAGGCGTACACAGCCATTTCCGCCCGGTCTGCGCTTTCCGGCACGTCCTCCTTGGACGGCCATTTGATTTGTGCGAAAACCAGTTCTATGTACTCACCGCAATGGGGACACGGGACAAAATAATGCTTTTCCACGTCCGCCTGCTCCTTGGCTTTCCAAATATGCCCGGTTTTCAGGGTCGGGGTGGAGGTAATAAAAATCTTTCTGTTGTGTCGATAGGTCTTTGTGCGCTCACGCGCCAGGGAAACCGGGTCCGCCTCCTTTTTGCTGGCTCCGGGGAACTTGTCCACCTCATCCAGGAACAGGTTGCGGATATTTGTACTGGCCAGATCCGCCGGGCTGTTGGCGCCCGTCAGATACACGGTCATGTCGGTAAATCTTAACTCCAGTTTTTTGCTTTCATGCTCCCGGTACTTTTCAGCAAGCGGGCGGCATTTCTTGATCATCGGCTCCAGCTTGCTTTCCACGACGCGCTCCGCCAGTGTGTCGGACGGGTAAACAATCATGGTCGGCGCCGGATCCTGGGAGATCAGGCTGCCCAGCATATTCTCCATGCTGGCGGTGCCACCCACCTGGGTGGGCTTAACAAACACGATTTCCTCCACCATGTCGTCGGAAAAGGTGTCCATGATCTCCACCAGGTAGGGGGTGACGCTGTTGCGCCACATTCCTGGGATCGCGTTATTATCCGGGAGAACGCGGTGCCGCTCCGCCCACTGGGACACCGGGATCCGCTCGACGGGGCGCAATTTCTGGACGGCCTTATAGATCCAGGACGGCACCGTGTACGGTTTGACGGTGTACTTTTTCATGTGCCCGGCTCCTCCCGCTGTTCCTCCGCCGCGTCAGCAAAGGCGGCCAGCATGGCCTCCAGTTCTTTCCGCATGGTTTTCTCCATGGCGCGGGCCGTCACGGCATCAACGTGGGCGGACAGTGTGCCAGCCATGCGGGCGGGAATGTTCAGGGCAAAGCGTTTGAAGCGGGCCACAAACTCCTCCAGTTCCTCGGTGGCCTGATCTGCGGCAATGTATTTTCCCTCTGCAATGGCGGTTTTCAGGCGGTGGAGTTGGCCCTGGCTTTCTTTCAGTTCCACCTCCGCCTCCAGCTTTTTCAGCGTCAGTTCCGCCGCCCGGCTGTTTTCGCCGGTTTCCTGGGCTTTCTGCTCGATGTGGGCAATGTATTTCTGGATCGTTTCGCAGGTCTTATATTTCCGGGCGCCGCCTCCTGGCGGGACCTCTGTTTCCAGGATCCCCTCCTGGGTTAGCTGCTGGATCCGTCGGACCGAATAGCCCAGCAGTTGGGCGATCACGGTTGTGCTGGCCCACTCTGGCACGGTGCCGGACAGCACCGCCGGCTTGTCGGTTTTCTTTGTCGTTTTTTTCTTCTCCGCCACCGGCAGCACCTCCATTTCATGCCCAGGCTGGTGCCCTGCTGGAGGGTCCGCCGGTTTCGCTTTTCCCGGTTTTGGGTGGTTTCGCTTTTTCGCTCCGTTCCTTTCCTCGGTTATACCCCCCTTTAGGGGGTATAAGATTTTGGCCTTTCCAAAAATCCGTAACGTAACAGCCCCAAAAATTGCCCCTCCCATGGGGGAAGTTTCCGGGCCTCGTTTGCCCCGCACGGCCCTTTCCTCCAGGAAGGACCCAGACAGGGGGGTGGGGGTGTCGATAAAGGGAGGCCCTGGGCGCCCCTCGGCAAAGGCACCCAGGGCGGAGGGTTGCGGCTGGTCCGCTGCGCCTGTCGTGCGCGGCGGGCGGGGTGAAAGGAAGTCAAAGCCCCCACGGTATGCTCCCCAGCCTCGGCGTGGAAAGCAAAAGGGCCGCCGGATCTTTCACCGGCTGGCCCTCATGTATTCTTTTCAGGGTGTCACCCCTGCGCTGCTTTCCATGCTACCAATATAGCACAGGCAAATGTCCGATAGTGTCCGAACTTTCAAAATCTTTTCCGGGTCACTCTCTTGGTTCCTGGGCCTGCATAAACTTGTCCACCAGTCTGCGCGCCCGCTTGTTCTCCATGATGATCTCCAGGGCGGCGTTGTAATAGTCGTTTACCCTGGACCGGCTCATGTGGACCTCCTGGCAAATGCGCTCCCATTTCTTGCAGTCTATGTGTCGCAGTTCCACCACGGTGCGCTCCATGCTGTTCTGGGGCAGCAGGTCGATCAGGTCCATAACCTGCAACACAGTTCTTTCCATGGCCTCCCGCTGTTCGTCGATCCGGTCCTCAACCTCCGCGATCCTAAAGACAACGGACACGGCCCCGTCGCTATTGGCCTGGGTTCTCCTGGTCGGCATGGTCCTGTATGCAGATCCCAGGGTGGGCGCCTTTAACTCCCGCACCAGGTTGTCATGGCGGCGCTCCAATATTCTTTTGCGTTCCCGCGCCATGTGGAACTGCTGCAGGTATTCCTTTACGGCGTCGCGGCAGGCCGCGTCCATTGTCTTTTCGCTCATGTTTACACCTCGGTTATGTCGATCCCAAAACGGTCTTTCATCATTTTTCGCTTGTTGATATATTCCCTGGTCCGCGTGGGCCGGCTCTTTACGTCCTCCACCACCTTTTCCCACTCTCCCGTGTCAACGTCCGGGATTGTGGCATATTTTAAAACCTTGGGGCGGTAGTATGTAAAATCGGCCTTGTAGCGGATCGCCCGGACGCGGCGGCCCTCTGTGTCTGTGTATGCCTCTTGCAAAGTGAAATCCACCTGCAGGCGGAGGTCCCGGATCTGGCCCTGGTTTTGCAGGCTGATCAGGGTGTCGTACCTGCGGGCCTCTTTCTGGCTGTCAAAGTGCAGCACATTCCCGGACGGGGTGATCCGCTCGGTTGGGCTGTTGTGGTACTTCCTGGCCTTTTCAGGATCCTGCGGCGCGACGGCGGAGGGCATAGGCCCCCGCCGTGCTTGCTGCTCCATGTACTTTTTCATGGCCTGCGCCTGGTATTTTGGCGGCAGGTCGCTGACGTTGATGGCCATTTATTTGCCCTCCGGCAGTTTCGGTTCTCTCGGTCTGCCAAACAAAAGGGCGCCAATATATGCCTGGGTTACCCGGATCGCCTCCTCCGTGGTGGCTCCGGCCCCCAGTGTGGCCCGCATAAAGATCAGGGACATTTCTGCAGTTGCTCCCAGGCTCTTTTCCAGGGCCTCAATGTTCGGCGCTTTGTTGTTTTCCATCGGCGTCCACTCCGTTCTCAATTTCGACGTATTGCCAGGACATTGGCGGACGGGTCAGGCCGAACTCCTCCAGTTTCCTGGGCACTTCGTATTTTCGCGGGTCTTTTACGATCCAGCCGCAGAGGCTCCCGCCGGGGCCGCCGGCGTACTCCACCAGATCGCGCAGCGGGACACAGGACTGTTTTTCCATCCCGGCCAGCAGGTTGGTTTTTACCCACCCGCCACAAAGGAACTGCCCCTGGATCTCTCCGGTTCCGCTCACATAGACCAGCACCAGCATGGGCCAGGGTTCCGTGCCTCCGGCTCCGCCGCGTGGCATGGTTTTTCTGATCTCCATGGTCTTTTCGCGGGTCAGGATCTTTTCCCACCATTTGGGTTTCATGCTCATAACCACAGCGCGCATTTTCCGGTCCTCACTTTCGATCTGACACCGGAATAATACGGCATTTATCCACCGCAAACTCCGCCACATGGTTCAGGGCGATACAGGCCAGCACCACGTCCGCCATAAGGGCGTCCGCGTCCTCCTGGCCGCGTCCCTCTCTGTTCATGGCCAGCAGGTTGTTGGCCAGGACGTTGCCCAGGTCCTCCAGGTTCTTGGCCGCTTCGATCCACCGCTCTTTCGGCAGGGTGTACCCGATTTCGATTTTTTCCACGGGTCACACCTCCCACGGGAACGCAGAGGCGGGGAGATCCGGGAAATGCTCCCGCAGGTTGCCCTTGTAAAACACGGGGATCTCGTTCTCCTCGCAAAATGCGGCGATCTGGTCCACCCATTCCCGCAGGGGCGCCACCTTGTTGGCGCGGTTTCCGGTTTCGGCCCCCAGGATCACCCACTGGGGCAGCCCCTCCGCGTCCTCCATGGTCACAGGCCCCAGCAGGGGTTCCATGGACCAAAAGGCGTTGATGTTTGCCCAGGGCATGGAGTACATGGCCACGGCGTCCTGGTTGGCCACGGTGGACCCATACCAGAAGTTTTCCCCATGGGGCAGCAGGGCCATGTGGTCCAGTTCCATGTATCTGGCCGGGTTCTTGGTCAGGAACAAATAGCGGTGCTGCGGCGCCCGCTGGCAGGCGTCCAGGACCTCCACGATCCAGGACGTGGGCACCCACTTCCCGAACAGGTCCGCCATGCTGCACACGAAAACGGTCTGGGGTTCCGCCGTCCGCTCCGGCAGGTTCAGCCGGTAGCGGTGCAGGGTAGGCTCAAAGCCGAACGGGTACGGCGTGGCCTTGATCTTGCTGTCCAGCACATGGAGGCCGCCAGGCATGGCCTTGTCGTCCTCCAGGCCCGCGTCAAAGCGGTGGGCGGTGCGTCTTGCGTAGCAGTAGGGGCAGCCATGCCAGCAGCCCGTGACAGGGTTCCAGGACATAGTGGCCCAGTCAATTTTCGTTTTATTCATCGTCAGGATCTCCTTTCCATTCGTTCACGATACAGTCCCGGCAGTTGCAGTCCGGGCAATAGTGGCACAGATCGAAACCGTCCTTGTATGCGGCCCGGATCAGGGCCTCCAGGTCCGGTATGTTGATCTGGCGGTTGGGGCGGATCAGTTCCACCACTTTGGCCAGGTAGTTGGCCGCGTCCCAGTCCCCGAAAATCAGCGCCGGTCCGTCCGGCTCCATCGTTTCCGGGTTCATTGGCCAAATGGCCACGCTGCCGCCCTCCGGGTCCGCCTCCCATTTTGCTTTGGTTTCGCTTTCTGTCTGGCCGTCGGCGCCGATTTGCCGGCGGCCCAGGTGTGTGGTTCCCACGCCTATGCCGATCAATCCCATGTTAAAACCTCCCCAGTGTTTTATACGGCCACAGCCTTTTCAAACTCTGCCATTGTCCTGATCTCTCCGCCGCACCACTCCGGCAGGTTCGCCCGCACCAGGGCGGTGGCGAACGGAGGCGGAACAGCGTTGCCGCAGCGGGCCACCTGCTTGGTCTTGCCGTAGACGTTGCCCTGATAGTCCCGCTCGATCTTGTAATCATCCGGGAAACCGTTGGCCCGGTACAGTTCGCGTGGCGTCAGCATACGCAGGCCAATGTCAGCCATGAAATACCAGGCGCCGCCGATCAGGAACAGGATCACCTCGTTGTCCTCCAGCTTATAGCCGCAGTATTCATTCAGGGCCGCCCGGATCTTTGGCCAGTTGCGGAGATCCGCGCCCGGCGTTACCTCTGTCACTTCGGTGGTGACTACGCCATGGTGACCTCCGCCGGCGGTGATTGTCTGTACCGGCTCGGTGGCTGGGCCGCCCAGGTTGGTGCCTTTCATCTTGACCAGGCTGGCCAGGGTGACGCCCTCCCGATCTTTTGCCATTATCGTGTGCAGCGGCTCGTTTACGTCTTGCCCGTGCTGGCAGGTGTTGTAATACTTCGTCAGGGTGGCCGCCGCTATGCCGTAGCGGTTGGAGGCGTCAATGGTCATTATGGGATCCGTGACAGCCTGGCCCCTGACGTGTTCGGACTGTTCCGTGTGATACTGGATCATGGCCGGGCACACCACGCACTCCTCCGCCTTGGAAACCTGGGTGTGGGTCGGCTCGGTCACGCTGCGGCCTCTGTCCCCGCCGCTGGTCTGGCCGATTGCGGCCAGGGTGGGGGTGATCAGCATTTGATGGCCGCCGGCGCCGCTGCCGGTGATCGTGTTTACCGGGTCAGTGATCGCCGTTCCCACGGCGTTCTCGTTGTTGTGCATGGTCAGCGGGGCCATGACCGGATTGGCCACGCCATACCCGTGCTTTGCCGTGATTGTCTGGAGCGGGTCGCCCAGGCTTTGGCCCCGGAACTCTCCGGCGTGGTTCACGATCACCAGGAACGGGTTGCCGGATTTGATCACAAACTTGTCCACGCCACGGGTCATGCGGCGCATGGTGTTGGGGCGGAGGGGGCGCTGGGCGTTCAGGCCGTGTTTTTCACGGACCTGCTCCCGCGTGTCAAAGATGGACGGGCAGGGCAGGGTCCAGTCGATGATCTCCGCCGCGCTGCGCCACGGCTTTTTCTTCCCGGTCTTGACTTCCGGGCTGTCTGCCGGCGCGTGGGTGGGTTCTGGCCATGTGATCGGCAGGCCGTCGCACCTGGCGATCAGGAAAAACCGCTTTCGCGTGGTGGGTGCGCCATAGTCTGCCGCCACCAGTTCCCGCCATTCCACGGCATACCCCAGGTTTTGGAGTTGTGACAGCCATTTGTGGAACGTCTTGCCGGTCAGCTTTTTCACCGGCTTGCCCTTGCGGACGGGTCCCCAGGTCTGGAACTCCTCCACGTTCTCCAGCATGATCACGCGGGGGCGGACTGTACCGGCCCAGCGCAGAACGATCCAGGCCAGGCCCCTGATATTCTTGTCCACAGGCTTGCCACCTTTGGCCTTGCTGAAATGCTTGCAGTCAGGGGAGGCCCACAGCAGGCCCACCTTGCGGCCTCTGCACACTTCCACGGGGTCCACGTCCCACACGCTGGCCTGGTAATGCTCGGTGTGCGGGTGGTTTGTCCGGTGCATTAGGATGGCGTCAGGGTCGTGGTTTATGGCCACATTGACCACCCGGCCCGTTGCCAGTTCAATGCCGGTACTGGCGCCGCCGCCGCCGGCAAAACTGTCCACTATGATTTCATCCAGGAAACTGATCTGCGCGTTGCTCATTTCTGGCCACCTCCCAGGATCCTGTCGATCTCCTCTTGGGCCGCCGCTTCGGCTGCACAGTACGGGCATTTCCCGCCCATCCATCCGGGCAAATAGCTGTTGTGGCACTTGTCGCACAGCACGGCGTCCGGTTCTTCCTCCGCCAGCTGGGACATATAGCCTTGCAGGGCCATAATTTCGTACATTCTGACGTAGGACCCATAACGGGCGCTTGCCAGATCCATGGCCAGGGCCTCCGCCTCCTTGCGTGGGACCATAATGGCCTGATTATCTGCGGCACGGCTGCCTGGCTTTACCCAGCCAGCGCGCGGGGCCGTTCTGTATTTCATGGCCAGGTCGCAGGCCGCGTTATACTTCTTTGCAAACTCGCTCATTTTCTGCCGCCTCCCGTCATATCCATGTAAAGGGCGCACGGCTTTCCGGTGCGCTGGCACATGGCCCACTCCACCATGGCGCCCTGACTTTCCCGGTAGTCCGGGAGAAACACGGCCAGGTCTGCCGCCTGCAGCATGGCCATGGTTATGTGCATATAGTCCGCCTCGGTCATGCCCGCCGGCAGGATCGCAGGGTTAAGGACCACATACCCCGCAGCCTCCAGGACCTTGGTGGCGTCCCGGAACTTGGTTTTATATCGCTTGTCGCCGGTGATCTTCCCGGCAAGGTAAACTTTCATGTTTTTGCCCTCCTATTCGTTGAAAACCTCGAAATACTCCTGGTATGGGTAACCGCTGATTTCATGCCACCCGCTTCTGCAGGTGGATCCGTCGTCGAACTTGTAGAGCGTGGCGCCCTTGCGGGCCTTTGGCTCTTTCCTCCAGCTGGAGGCGGACACGGTGGTGTAGGTGACCACCGGCTTGTCCATGTTCTGGGTCTTGCTGTATCGCTTGCCGCGCTTGCCGATCTCGCGGTATCGCTCCATGGTGGATTTGCTTTCTTTCATCAGGTAACTGGCCAGCTTGTAGTGATTGCCGCGCCTGTCCATTGGCTTAAAGCTGATACCACCGCCGCCCCTGGGGACGTTCTCCCATGCCTCTGTGATGATCTCCGGGTCCATGCGGGAGATAATGACGTGCAGGTGCGGGTTGGTCATGCGCTTGGTTTCAATGACCACCACCGCCTTGTATGTGATCCCCCGCTTTTTGCAAATGGTCCGCAGGTTTCGGAGAAAGGCCGCCTTGTCCGCAAGGATTTCCTGGAAAGTGCTGTCCTTGACGTAGTAGTGGAGAACAGCGTGGAGATCCCGGTGGCCGAAATTGGCGTTTATGTCCCAGCGCAGGTGTTCCTCTGCCGTCCTCTCGTTGATCCTGGCCTGCTTTTCGGAGGTGGTGCCCTTGTTGGGCTGCCTCTGCACCCCTTTGGTGTGTACCCGGAAAGATTGCATTTTCTTGTGTTCGACGCACGGACCAGCTTTTACCACCCTATGGACATAGGCCATGGTGGCGCCTCCTTTTCTGCTGCTGGTCACTTTACTAATTGCTCTTACCGACGCTATACGGGGCCGCCGCCCCGTCATTTTTTCGCCTTGCGTTCCGTCCGGGATAGTGGTATAATATGTATATCCCAGGCGGGTTTCCCGTCGTCTATATCGCCACCTGCGCCGTGTTGACAGCACCAGGCGCAGGTGGCTTTCTTTTTATGTCAGGAACTCCTTGGCCTGCTCCAGCAGTTCCTCCGCGTGATCCTGATCTATGATCTTGACCTTGCCGGGCCGCTTCGCGTCCTCCGCGATAGCCCAGCATATTTTCTTTGCCAGATATTCCAGCCTGCCGTTGGCGGTGGCCACTTCCATTTTGTGGTGGTCGTGGTCTTTCTGCCAGGCCATAAACTCCTGGAACTCCTCCGCTGACATTTTGACAGTTATTTCCATTTACTCCGACACCTCCAGCTTTTTGGCCAGATCCTCAATGGTGGCCGCCGCGCCCTCCAGTTCTCTGGCCAGCAGATCCCGGCCAAAACGGCCCCGCTGGTGCATGGCCTCCATGCGTAGATCGGCGGCCTGCCGCTTGTACGGGTTCGGGCTGTCGGTTTTGACGGGGCCGGATCCCGCGCAGGTCAGCAGCAGCCACCAGGTTGGGTTATTGCGTTCCGCCTGGTGGTGGCAGTTTTCGGCGTCGCAGTTCTCCGCCTCACAGGTAGCGCAGAATGTCCTCTGGAAATCGTCGTCCCATGGCCCTTGTAGAACAGGGAGGGATCCCAGGAACTCACCCAGGACCTCCGGGGAGGCCGTGATCCTTTCAAAGTTATTCACAGTTATGCCTCCTCCTTGTGGAGATCCACGCCCTCCAGCGCGGTCCACACGGCCCGCTCCCATTCCTTGGACCAGCTGGACCGGGCTTTCCGCACGGCGTCGATCACGACGGCCTCACCGTCAGCCTCCCACAGCAGGCGGTCCGCGTCGATCACGTCCGCGCCGGTGTGTTCCGCCGCGTCCCGCTCGATCATGTCCAGGAATAAGAGGGGCAGGCCCCAGCAGGCACCGCCGCCGGGTGGCTGAAAGATTTGATACCCCTGCATGATCACCGGCACCATGGTGACCTCCTCACCGCGCTGGCCGCTTCTCCAGTGGGCCATGTCGTCGGTGGCCACCTCCGCAAGGACCAGCTGCGGTTCTTCGTCTTTCATAACAGAGGTAGGGGCGCCCACCTCCGGGATCATGCCCATGTGTTCCACAATGGCGGCCAGCACCTTGTTGGTCACCAGGGCGCGGTTGATCTGTATGTACCAGGTCTGTGCGTAGATCGAAATGGCGTCCCCGTGGTTCGCCACGGTATAGCCGCCGTGTTTATATGCCCGTTTGATGGCCCGGATCAGCCCGGCCTCATTTATCAGCATTTCGGGGTCCTCCTTAATTTATATAATGTATGGCATGGAGGCGGGCACCGCGCCCGGCTCCGCAACGTACACGGTGGCGTCGGTTATCTCCATCCAGTCACAGCCCCACACCTCCGCCGCGTTCATAACTGCGGCCAGGTTGGAGCGGTGCGGCACCACCACGCTGCCGTGGTTCGGGTGCGTCACCCTGGCCAGGCTTTTGCTGTCCCACCGTTCCCGCCGGGATCTCTCCACGGCGTCCCATCGGTGCGGGTTGCCACTCATACGCCGTTCCATGCGTTGACGGTGCAGCCCCAGCGTTCCATGGCCTCCAGGACCTTTTCGGTGTAGACGGTGGAGGTAACGCCCGCCGCCCACGCCTCTTTGGCGCCGGTGTGGCCCATGTTGTAGCACATAAGCGCCTTTGCGGGGTCGTTATACAGTTTCATGTACTTGCCCAGCAGGTAGCAGGCGCCGGCAATATTGCCCTCCGGGGTGGTGGGGTCCAGGCCGGTGGCGGCCTCCAGTTCGTCGTGGTAGGATCCGCCGGGGCCTGGGTTTAACTGCATGATCCCCACCTCACCAGAGGTTCCCACGGCGTCCATGTCGAAAGTGCTTTCCACCTCCGCCACGGCCAGGGCCATGGTGTAATAGATCCCGTATTCCGCGCAGTATCTTCTCATATACCCCTGGTATTCGTATTCCATGGGCACCGCTACGGAATAATAGCCATGGGCCAGCAGCACGTCCTCCGGCCACTCCCACACGGGCAGATCCTCCAGGGGGTCCTCCCGCTCCTGGGGAATGATTATCACGGGGGAGGGGCTGGCCAGCAGTTCCATGCCCGCCATAATGTCCACCGGCTCGGTGCTGGTGGGGAGGGGATCCAGGACCTCATTGGCGCGGGCCTTTCCGGCGGCAGCGCAGGCGGCCAGGATGGAACAAAGCACGGCCACGATCAGCAGAATGGCAGCGGCCTGACGGCGGCGCTGGCGTCTGATTGCGGCGGCCCGTTCGCGGGCCTTGCGTCGGCGCTCCAGGTTTCTGCATACTTCCTGTTGATTGCGATAGCCCAGGGCCGCATGGTACACGGCCAGGTTGTCGTCCAGATAGGTTTCCATATCAATGGGGGTCATTGTTCGCGCCCTCCTTTTTCTCTGTCACGTCGTATTTGATACCATAGCGGCGGCGGCCACAGCTGGCGCAGGTGATTTTCTCACAGCGTCCGGCCACCTGCTTGATCTTCTTGCCGTCTGCCACCATGCCCATGGCGCAGGGCTTGCACAGCGTCATTTCCATGTCTGGCCCTCCCGTTCGTCGATGTGGGCGGCGCACATATCGGCCTCATGGAGGCGCCACACCCAGGGGGTCACGTTCATGGCGGCATTTAGGGCCGTCTTTCCGTTGCCGTGGGCCGCGTCGTCAAAGGCGCCCATGTGCCAGCGGATCGCCAGGGCCTCCGCCTCGGTCAGCTTAATAAAGCGGCTGATCAGGTACAGGCTTTTCTCTCCATGGCCCAGAGGGAACGGATCCCGGAATGTATATGCCTGGTAGTCCTCCCACTGGTTCGTGTCCGGGTTCTTCCGGCGCTTGGTTTCGATGTGGTACGCGCCCACCTTGCACACGTCATGCAACAGGCCCAGGATCGCCACGGTTTCCCGCGTCTGGCAGTCCAGTTCTCCGGGGTCGTCGCCCAGAACGTCGCGGCAGGCAATTTCCCGCAGGCGTTTCCAGACGTTCATGCTATGGATCATCAGGCCGCCGTAATATGCGCCGTGGTGCTTGGTGCCCGCCGGGGCCGTGAAAAAGTCGGTACTTTCCAGCCACTCCAGCAGATCGTCAGCACCGTGGCGCTGGATTTCCTCCGCGTAGGTGTCCAGGAAAAAGGTTTTCATTGTAATGTCCACGTTGTTCTGTGCCACCTTGGCCATGGCACCGCCCAGGGTGCCGTCGGCCTCAACGGTGGCCGGTTGGGGCGCCTCCCGGCGCCACCAGGGTTTCCCATTAAAGTTTCCCATGTCGTCCTCCTTATTCTGCCGGGACTTCGTTACCCCAGGCGTCCCAGCCCTCCGCCCTCTGGCGGGCGAATAATTCAATTCTTGGCACGTCGCCCAGCAGTTCCACGATCCGCCGCCGGGCTTCGTCCGGTTTCTTGCTGTGCCCCTCAAAAGGGGCCTCAATGATCTGGTGGATCCGGTGGCTGCGGATCTGTTCCTTGGCCTTGAAGTCCTTGGACACACCCAGCAGGCACACCTCCGCATTGGCGCGGGTGTAGGCTCCCATGCCCCAGAAATTGGCGCCGCTCTTGGCGTATTTCTTCACCCATACAAAGGCTGCCGTCTTATACTCAAACCCCCACGCCTCCAGGACCTTAATGCCGTCCCCGATGTTCGGGAACGTGGCCCAGAGAAAACAAGCGGACCCCCCCCCGCAGATTTCGCGGACTGGCATGGCGCATATTTCTGCGGTGGTCATTGTGGGGTAGTGCTTCACGGCGGTGCCCCGCGCTTTCTTCGTGGCGCCCGCCTGGCGGTATGCCCACGGGGGATCTGCATAAATGACTGTGTACTGTTTTTCAGGCAGCGGGATCACGGCGGCCCCGCTCCTGGGGTTAGATGTTCCGCAGGTCATTGGCCACCACCTCCGTTCTGTACCATTCCAGGATCCGCTTGGCGTACTTCTTGCGGATCCTCTTTTTCTTCGTGTGGTGGTAGCGGTGGAACGCCGGGCGGTAGTAGCACGACGCCCAGCGCAGGGCGGTTTCCATTTCGTGCTGGGCCTCAACCTCCGCCGCCACAGCTTTCAGCCAGTTGCCCAGGCTGCCGGCCACTTCCTCAATGGTTCGGACGATGTTCTGCCACACCTCCGAAAGCAGGCGGGCGGCCTCTGCCAGCCGCTCCGCGTCGATCTCCGGGGCCGGGATGGTTGCCATGGCCTCCACGGCGGTTTTGGTGTCACACATTGGGCAGGCCCTCCCCGCGTTCATATCCCAAAAGGATCCGGTGGGACAGGTCGCCCATGTTCATTTGTTCGTCCATCAGGTCCAGCAGGGTGGCGTATGAAATGTTCAGGGCCTCCAGCTTGTCCCGGAACGCCCTGGCCCGCTCGGTGGCGGCCTTGATCGCCGCCTGCTCTGCGGCTGCGTCCTCTGCTTCAAACTGCGCCTTGATTTCCTCCAGGGTCACCTTGCCGGCGGCCAGGGCCTCGCAGAACTCCGCTGCCGCCTCCATGCTTTCAAAACGACGGTGCCGCCCGGTGTCCAGGCTTTTCACGTCCTTTTTGGATCCTCTGGCGGCCAGCACCCAAAACGGTTTCGGGTTATGCTTGGCGCCCACTCTGGTCTGGTTGATCTGGAAATGCCACTTGCCGACAGTGGCCACCCAGTTCCCGTATCTGTTTCTTTTGAACTCCAGCACGTTGTTGTCCTCCTTTGCTATTCCGCCGGCGGTTACTGTCCCGCCGCCACTCTCAACTTGCCCCTGCGGCGGAGGTTTTCCTGGAAACGGCGCTGGGCCAGTTCCGGGTCATAGGCAGGCCGCTGGTTGTGGTCCAGCTTTTCGCCGTCCTGTCCTCTCCGCAATTCCTCATAGATCGTTTTCTTTGCCACGCCCACCTTTTGGGCGATTTCGGCCACGGACGAATAAGCGGCCCACGCCTGGGCGATCACCTGGCGATCCTCCGGCCCCAAATACTTCCCGCTCATGGCTTTTTCACCTCCGTTTGAATAAAAAAATAAGAGCAACAAGGGGCGTTACCCTTTGTTACTCTTATTAGTAGCATTTTCAGTAGTGGAATTAATTTTAAAATTTATTGACAAGCTTTATATGATGTGATAAACTTATAAGGATGTATGAGGGAGTAGCAAGCACACGCTTGTGTGTAACAAGTCAACATACTGACCGATACGGTCTGGCTTGTTTCAAATTGCGAGACTCATGTATAACTTGGAGAAGCTATGCATGGAGTCTGTTTGTACGATTATGAGACTTCGCGTATGGCTTACAAATTGCCGTACGCGATTTTTATTTGATTTGGGGGAGCACAGTATGAATTTGGATTCGTCATTCTTCTTTAACAGTATTCTGCTTGGTGTCGGACTTGCTATGGATGCATTCTCCGTCTCTCTTGCAAACGGGTTGCATGAACCGAAAATGAGATCCCGCAGAATGTGCCTGATTGCAGGTACGTTTGCTTTCTTTCAGTTTCTTATGCCGATGCTCGGTTGGATCTGTGTACATACGCTGACCCAGTGCTTTGCAGCCTTTTCTTCCTTTATTCCCTGGATCGCTTTGCTTCTGCTGTGCTATATCGGAGGAAAGATGCTCTATGACGGTATAAAAAACAAGGATTCGGAGGAAGAAGCTCCTGCGGTCGGAATTGCCGGTCTTCTGATGCAGGGCGTTGCAACTTCCATTGATGCCCTCTCTGTCGGTTTTACCATTTCCGATTATAATGCGATCATGGCATTTCTGTGCTGCCTTTTGATTGCTGTCGTTACGTTCTTTATCTGCTATGTCGGATTATTTCTCGGCAAAAAGTTTGGAACGAAGCTTGCCGGCTCTGCTTCGATTTTTGGAGGCGTTATCCTGATTGTAATTGGAGTTGAGATCTTTTTAAAGGGTATTCTGAATCTGTAAGAGAAACAGCAGAACAAATAATTAACCCGGTACGGCTTTTATATGCTGCCATACCGGGTTTTGTGTTTATTTTTCGGTCTCTCCCGCACCGGAAGTACTTCGCATTTTTGATGGGGAGATTCCATAGAATCTGTTGAATGCTCTGGTGAAAGAGACGTTCGAGCTGTATCCGCACTGGGCTCCGATCTGTGTTACGGTCTGGTCGGTGGTCAGAATCAGACGGCGTGCTTCGGTCATACGCGCTTTTTCCACATAGTTGAAGAAACTCATACCGCTGACATTACGTACGTGATTTTGCAGTTCGTTTTCGGTAATGTTGAACCGGGAAATGACAAGCTTGATGTAGAGATCCGGATTTCCAAGATTTTCGTTGATGAATTCCATGATCTCGTTTGTTTTCATCATGCTGTTTTTTTCATAGTAGACATGAAGCTGCTCACTTGTCAGTTCAAATGCGGCCCGCATTCTCGCAAGCAGAGTTTCAAGAGAAATCAGTTTGCTGTATGCCGGAATTTTGATCTCCGGGGCAAGCTCAGGGAATTTTTCGGCCGTGACAGCAAGTGCCGCCGCACAGGATTCGTATACATACCGCATCATCGCCTCGCTGATAAATCCACCGCTGTGGAAATAAGCGATGGCATCATCGAACATGCGATTGAGTGTTTCGAGCTGATCATTTAACAGAAGGTGAGATACAGCCGAGAAGCTGAACTGAGCAAATTTATTCAGTGCATCGTCTTCTTCGGCAGGCTGTATGCCGGCTGAGATTGCCTGCATCAGTGTTTCGTCGGAAGCAGAGAGTGTAAACATAAAGCTGATGCGGGAATGGGCGCTGCGAATCTCTTCTTTGGAATTGAGATTCTGCATATAGATCATACGATAATTGAGCTCCGAATTTTTAAGCTTGTCGGTCAGTTCTTGCCGCAGTGAAGAGAACTTCTTTTCTTTGACCAGAACAACGATAGAGTTCTGTATGGTTGCGGACAGTGCTGTCGATGTGGAATAGTGCGCCAGTACGCTTCGAATTTGGGACTGGAGAAGCGCTGCGGTTTTTTGCGTGTTGTCTGCGGGACGTACAAGGATCAATGCGTAAGGATACTCTTTCAAATGAAAAGGCATATTGGCGTCTTCGCCGAGGATCAAACTGATGAACGCCCAGTACATAGTTTCGTCGGCGTGACGCTGCAGCTCGGTACTGTACGCATTCAGAGCATCACCGCTGTTTGAAAGAACGGACAGGAAGTATTGGTATTCTCTGTTGAGTCTGCTCTTGGGCATACTGATCTGCCCGGTGAAATCGAGCTGTGCAGCAGCGTTAATGATAGTCGAGATGGGGCGCGTGCTGTGATATGACATCAGGAGTGCAAAAATGAGTCCTATTATAAGGAAAGAGAAGCAAAGGATCAGATAGATGTTTTTTGCTTCCCTCATTTCAGCATCGATAATACTGTCGGGAACCGCAAGGGATACGTTGATGTCATTTCTGCTTGTATATGTTATAACGTGTTTACATCTGCCGTAGCTGGGATTTACATTTGAATAAATAACTTTTTCTTCGCCGCCAATGTTTTTGGAAAGGGTGAGATTACCGTAAAGGTTGCCGGACAGGGGAAGAAGTGTCTGCTCAATATGTTCGGTCGGAATAATAACAAAGAAAAGATTTCCTCTGTAGTTGGTACCGGCGAAGGTTTTCTGTACAAATGTAAGAGCTTTTACTTCGGTGCGGGTCGTACCGTTAGAAATGGAATAGGTTAGCTCGGGAACCAGAGTTCCGGTATTAGCATTTTGCAGATAGTCGATCCAGTCGTTAAATTCCGGATACTCAAGGCACTGAACAAGAGATTTGTATTCGCTTTCGGGATTTGTACAGTAACCGTTATCGTGAAGCAGTATATTTGTCGTTGTTAAAAGTCCGGATTTAAAAGAACTATCCAGATGCCGTACGGATTTTGCAAAGTCCTGCTGGAACTCATACAGCTTGTAACTTTTGAAATATTGATCTGAAATACCCTCTGCTAAACGGATGTTGGAAGAATAAAATAAAGTCTGCGCTGATTGGGAATAGGATGAGAGCGATAAATCAAATTCGTCAACACCGGATTTCAGCACTTCTTCAGTAATACGAATCGTTTTATTCATAAGCATGTTGTTTGATACCGTAATGGATACAATCAGCATGACAGCAAGAATGCACAGATATGCAACATATAAAAATGTATATCGAAACAGCGTACGCCGTTTTGACTGCTCGGCAAAAAGTTGAAGATTAGATGGATTTCCGGTTTGATTCGATTTTCTGAAAAATTTCAAAAATAATCCCTCCTGAATAATGTGCGGCACAGGGAATCCGAGTAATTGTGGGATGAATCCCGCAAAAACACCGCATTTTCCGGAAAATCCGGAATAGGAAAATCCGCATACCGTTGCGGATCAGATTGGGTGGCAAATATCGTTAGAAAAAGTGAAAAATCATTATTATTTAAAAAAGTATATCATAAATACGCGAAAAAAACAAGAGGAAAGAATAATTTGAAAAGTATCCGGGTACTGCAAAAGCAAGAAACATAATCTGTATTTAGTTCCGGTGAAAAATCCAAAAGTTACCAAAAAATGTAAAGTTTTCTATCTACGGAATGAAAAAATGACGGATAAAGGGGTTAAATTGAAGATAATATTGATTTATGGTATTGACAAAAAAGCATTTTGCGATATAATATCACATAGCGCATATTTTTGCGGATCATGTTTTCTGTAAATGATGCCTTGATTGACTATTATCATTGCTGCGTCAGAAGTTTTTTAAATGACTTCGTCGTGTTTACATATTTTTCTATAAAACAATTACATACCAAAAGCAAATTTTATGAAAATAATCCGCATTTTA